AAGGTTCAGGTGAAGCGTCAACGCAAGTAGCCAATCGACTTGATAATGCATTGCACCTTAACTACGACGATGCAATCAAGTTTGTAGTGACTAACTATCACGACTGTATTGAAGCGCTACAGATTTATAACATGCTTAGGAACTCTGGTTGCAAAGCAATGTTCTACATCGGCGCTGCATGGGATAGAATTGAAGTACCCGAGATTTTGAAGTTCATCGAAGACCACCAACTAGACTGGAAGGTAAATGTGCAAGTGCATAAATACATCTGGCCTGCCGATATGCAAGGAGTGTAATGCAAGAAGCAACAGATCCACTACGTAGTGACTACTTAGCCTTCCCTGGGGGAGGTGGAACTAACCTTGAAAAAGTTCGTCACGTATTAAATGACGTACTACCAATAGGTCTTCATAGTAGTGATATGGAAGATACACCAAAACGCTGGGCAAAGATGATGCGTGAGTTTACTTCACCAACAGACTTTGAATTTACTACGTTTCCAACAGATCATAAGACAATGGTTGTTGTCACAGATATTGACTTTGTATCTTTGTGTGCACACCATTTGATTCCTTTTTATGGTAAGGCACATGTTGCTTACATTCCAAATAAGAAGTTAGCAGGCTTAAGTAAGTTGCCTAGAACGGTTGAATACTTTATGCGTGATGCAACAACGCAAGAGGAATTGACCAATGCTATTGTAGACTTCTTACAAAAAGAATTGAACCCTATGGGTGCTGCATGTATAATGAAGGCACAACACTTATGCATGTCACTTCGTGGTGTACAACAGCGTAACGCTTTGACAAGTACGTCAGCTTTGACAGGAGTCTTTCTCGATAACACTAACAATGCTCGACAGGAATTTCTCAGTTTGATCCCTTGATTTGGTCCAATTGAGTCTAGTAAAATATCTATAGAAGGGAATATAAATGTCCGACGAAGTAGAACCCAAGTTCGACTTGTACGAAATTCAGCAGCAGATGAAAGAAGACAGTGATCGTTGGTTTGGTCCAGGCACTTCTGAGAACATGACACTTATGGTGTTAGGTATCTGCGGTGAGTCAGGTGAAGTTGCAGACATCGTAAAGAAGGTCATGCGTGGCTCACTTACAATAGAAGAAGCTACACCCAAGCTTAAGGAAGAGATGATTGACGTCTTTCACTACTGGCTCATGGTAGCAGGAATGCTTGGCATGGACATAGGGATGGAGTACGAAAAGAAGCGTATAGTCAACGAAGCAAGGTTTGCAACTTGGCAAGGAGATACGTCCAATGGACTTGAACGATACGAATCTGACTGACGACGAAGTTGTACGACTACTCATCCAAGAGTTCGACGACTTCTGTGTTCGACGCCACCGAGATGGTGAAGCACAGTACGGTGCAACAGGCTTCATGAAGAACAACATGTTCACCATGATTGTCGAAGAGATTGCCGATGCAGCAAACTATATGCGGTACCTGTATGTGAAGATGCGACTACTAGAGGGAGTGTTTGAAAATGCAAGTGGCTCTAATTACCCCGGTACAATACCGGATGAGTCTGAACACGGGCTATCACATGATTTTGCCCCATTTGTTGGAGCTGGAGGACTACAGGAATTACTTCAAGCGCGTACAAGGTTTCAAAATCCTGGACAACGGAGCGAATGAAAACATTGAAATGCCTATCGAAGATCTCATCATGTTGGGTAGAGCTATGGTCGTAGATGAAATCATCATTCCGGACGTGCTTGGAAACAAAGTCGCAACGCAACATAAGATTGAAGACTTCCTCCTACATCCAGCAACACAACTCTGGAACAACAAACTAATGGCTGTGGTGCAAGGTAAGACATGGGACGAGTGCTACGAATGTCTTGACTTCTACCTTGCCGAGCCTCGTATTACAACGATCGGACTACCACGACTTCTTGCAGGTGTATTAGAAAGTCAAATGGCTCGTGTGACTTTAGCACGATACATAAGTGAACGCAAACCAGTACACTGCCTCGGAGCACACTCTTGGATTGAAGAGGTAACTCAACTTGCCATCGAAGGTAACGTGCGAGGTATTGATACATCGTATCCATTCGTCATGGCCAAAGCTTTGAAGCGTGTGTCTGCATCTAAGATACCTAACGAGTACATCGATCGAGGATCACACATCAAGTACTTCACAGAGACATTGAACAACGAGCAATGGCACTTCATGGCGTCTAACGCTCAAGAGTATTTGAAGTTGGTAGGTAAATGAGTATCGAACGAGACTTAGCAAAGCGTATACTTGAAATTCTTGATGACCCTTACAAACCGCCAGAAGGTAAGACACAATTGATTCGTGAGAGTTGTACTTTTGTACTAGAGATTGATAATGACAAAACGAAATGAACTCGCAGATTGCGAGAACTGTACCCTGAATGTACCAGGCACAGCATATGTACCAACACAATTTCCAAAGGAGTCAAATGGAATCGCCATCGTCGGAGAAGCGCCAGGTCATAGAGAAGGTAGAACAGGCAAGCCTTTTACTGGGCCGAGCGGTCAACTCCTTGACGCAGTACTTTCAGCTTCTGGAATCGATCGATCTGAATGCATTGTCACAAACGTCGTACTATGCAGAAATCGAGAGAATGCTGTGCCAACTAAACTTGAAGTTAGGTGTTGCGCAGATCGACTTCGCAGTGAGATTGCAGAGGCAAGCACAATCATTGCGCTTGGCGGGTCTGCAAGCAGTGCTGTCAACGATACAGAGGTCAAGATTACCTCTCAGCGAACAGGACCTCCAAGAACGTCTCAAGTATATCCGTCAGCAAGATTTATAAGTACTTGGCATCCAGCATACCTACTTCGTGTGCCAGACGCATTTCCTCAATTCGTTGATGACATTGCAAAGGTAAATGCAACAATCACATCTGCTTGGGAACCTCCTAAGTACTTTGTAACAGATCCAACTAATGCTATGCAAGCGTTGGAAGAACTATTTCAAGGCTTAATGAAAGGACCTCAACGTCTTGTAGTTGACATTGAAGTAGGTATTGAGAAGGATACAGATTTCGCTCATCCTGAACAGTTCGACATGCTTTGTGTAGGAATCGGCTATGCAAAGGGAAAGGTACTAGTCATCGATGAGGAATCACTCAAAAATCCTCTTGTCCGAAATGGACTTAGAGTTGTTCTTGAACACTTCAACGCAAGAGTATCAGCGCATAATGGAAAGTTTGACCTCGCAGGGCTTAAACCGTTGGGAATTAACGCTACGCTTGCATTCGATACTATGCTCGCTTCCTACGCACTCGATGAAAGGAGTGGAACGCATGGACTCAAATACCTCGCAGTGGAAAAACTTGGTGCACCACAATATGACCTTGAACTACACAAGTGGGTGGGCAAGGGAGATTCGTATGCAAATATCCCTCGAGATGCCCTCTACAAGTATAACGCCTATGACGTTTCGTGTACTTGGGAATTGCAGGATATGCAGGAGGCCGAGCTTAGTAACAGCCCAGAACTTCTCAAACTTATGGACCATCTCATTGCTGCATCCGGAATGCTCCAAGATGTGGAAACAGCTGGCATTGGTGTGGACCTTGTATATTTGGGAGCCCTTCATACAGAATATGAAGAACGCATGGAAGGACTTAAAAAGGAACTGAATAGGTGGGTTGATAATCCTAACTCACCAAAGCAAGTCAAGGAAGCACTTGCAGAGATGGGTGAACATGTTAAGAGTACAGACGTAACTGTACTAACAGATCTCTTCCTAGGGACAACTAAAAAGGACTTGCGTGAGTTCTGTGACAAAATGTTAGTTTGGAGAAAGCAGGCAAAGTTATATGGCACCTACATTAAGGGTATATCGTCACGGATTTACAGAGGACGAATTCACCCATCCTTCCTTCTACACGGAACAACAACTGGCAGATTGGCATGTAGAAATCCAAATCTGCAAAACGTACCAAGAGACTCTACCATCCGTAATATGTATGTCGCCAGCCCAGGGAACGTTTTCGTACAAGCAGACTACGCAACCGCAGAGCTGCGTGTGGTTTGCACATTGGCACGCGATGAAGTGCTCAGAGACATGCTCGCACCTGACAGAGATATTCACTCGGAAGTGGCCTTACGATTTTTCGGAGCAGGCTTTACTAAGGATCAACGAGTCCGTGCTAAAGCTGTTGTCTTCGGCCTTACATACGGACGAACAGCTTTCGACCTGGCGCAAGAATTTGGAATGAGTGTTAAGGACGCACAAACGTACCTTGACATTTGGTTCAATACAATTCCAGCAACTGTTGCTTGGCGTGAAGAGATCATGCATCACGTTGCAGAGGAACAGGAAGACTTAGTTAGCCCCTTTGGAAGGCATCGAAGGTTCTGGTTGATTACTGACGAGAACATTAAAGATGTCAAGAAGGAAGCCTTAGCCTTCCTACCACAGGGTATTGCGTCTGACATCTGTTTGGCTGCTGCTACAGAATTACATTGGCAAGGATTAAATATTCGTCTTCTTGTACACGACTCGATCTTGGTTGAGTGCAAAGAGGAAGATGCTGCAGGTGTAAGCGAAATGATGTCAGATGTAATGAGTCAGACAGCTAAGGACGTGTTTACAGACTTTGTAGAGTTCCCAGTTGAAGTCAAGATCGGAAAGAGTTGGGGTGAAGTATAATGGATACTATAGCAGAAGTAATTAGGCATCTACAAAAAATTGAAAAGGCTGGAGGTGTGCTCATGTCATATGCACTTACACCTATAT